GGCGGACTTCAGTCCAACAATGGCGGTGGGATGATGTCCCCTCCCAATCAGCGCCCCCGCCCGGTGCCAATGAATCAGCCCGTGATTACTCCTCCGCCGCGGCAAGGTATGCCGCAAGGGATGATGCCCCCTTCTCGAATCAACATTCCTGGAATTACCCCTCCGATGAATCGCCCTGTTCGCACTCCGCCGCAGCCGCAGGGGATGCCGCAGGGAATGAATCCGGCAATGCAGCTGTATGCGGAGCAGTATGGACAGATGCCGCAGCCCATACAGCAAATGCCTCCCACGAGTCAGCTGGGGCAGGCCGGGCCGCGTGGACGGCAGATAGATATCGCTCCTCAGTATCGAACGGGGGCATCTTCGGGGGTGCAGGGGCCGCAGCCGATGGACCCGGCAATGCAGCAGGATTATCAACGTCAGCTGGAACAGGCCGGGCAAATGCAGGGATTGGGTGCGGGGCAGGCCGGGCAAATGCGGCTCAAGCGAGGCGGTGAAGTCAAGAAGAAAAAGGCCCCGGCGCAGGGTCGCATGGCCAAGCCTGCGCGAAGGAAGAAGTAATGCCCGAGCAGCAAGACCCACGGCAGTCCGCCAGCGGGGTATCCATGGCGGAATACCTCTCGTTGTTGCAGTCCCTCCGCCAGCGCGGCGCGGACATCCCGGAGATGAAAACCCCGGAAGATGTCCTCGCCTTTGCCCGGGAGAAGGGCTTGATACCGGGAGGTGTAGAATGAGCAGGGGTCTCTACGCCAACATCCACGCCAAACGCGCCCGCATTGCTGCGGGCTCTGGCGAAAAGATGCGTGCCCCTGGCAGCAAGGGTGCGCCCACCGACAAGTCATTCCGTGTGTCCAAGCGGACTGCCAAAAAAGGAAGGTCGAAGTGAAGAACAAGATGTCCAAGGCTGAAATCGCGCGCCTTGATGCGCGGATGGCGGAGCTCGATAAGTATCTGAAAGATCCCAACCTCGTCCTCACGCGGGGTCCTTCAGGGAAACTTCAGTTTCAGTCCAAGTCTGACATGTCCCGAGCCGCGGCCCGTGCAGAACGAGCCTCTCGCAATGCTGAGATGGCAAAAACCTTCCCCCTACCGGAAGAACCTATGCCGCCCGCAGAGCCTATGGCTCCTTCCGGAACCTATCGCCCATCCTGGGGAGGTTCCATGGCCCCCGTTCCAAGCACCAATACCGCCGCCCCACGGGGAAGATCCCGCCCAGGCGGGCAGGAGAAGCTTTCGAATTATGCGGGGGACATGGCGACTGGTTTCGGGCAAGGAATGCTGTCGGGCCTGTCGTTTCTGGCTACGAAGGGCAAGGGGCGTAAGCCTAGCGCACCGAAGACTTCCGGAGGTGCCATGGCGGAAAGCGGACCTAGGGCCATCTTCCGTGGCCGTTCGTACCGGCAGGAAGAGCCCGCTCGCCTTTCTGGTCCATCCGCATTGCCGCGCTTGGGATCTAGCAGAACCCAGCGCTTGGAGGCCCCGGCAACCGCCCCTCGTCTGAGCGCTCCGAAGCCCGCCAAGCCAAAAGAGAAAAAGGTTTCCCCCTACTCGCCTAAGGCGGATGTCATTGGCAAGCGTAAGCCCAAGCCAAGCGCTACGCTTAGCCGTCCCGTCTCCCGGCAGGGGCGAGACGTTTCCTCCATGTCCACTGGCGCGGCGCAGGATACGATTCGCAATACTACACGGACTCCTCGCTACAAGCCGGGCAAGTCCAAGCGTGCAAAACAGGTTCGTGGCGCGGTAGAGGCCTTTCGTAATCGTAATGTGACAGCGGAAGAAGCCGCAGATATGGCAATGGGCTATCGCCATGGCGGACGAGTTCACCGCCGTCGTAAATGATCGAAACCCTCGGCCAGAAGCAGCGCCGTTTCACGATTTACGTGGCACGGCTCATCGAGTGGGCCTACCAAAACGGGTACGAGCTGACCTTCGGCGACGCCTACCGTTCGCCGGAGATGGCGAAGATCTACGCCGCGCAGGGCAAAGGCAGCGAGTATAGTCTGCACTGCGAACGTCTGGCCATTGACCTCAACCTGTTCATCGACGGCAAGTACCAGCCGAACAGCGAGGCCTACGAACCCCTCGGAAAATTCTGGAAATCCATCCACCCCGATTGTCGCTGGGGTGGCGACTTCCGGCGTATCAAGGATGGCAACCACTTCTCTCTCGCCCACGGGAACATGGCATGATCGCAGACGCAATCGCAGGTGTTGTCGGCAAAATCATTGACCGCGCTTGGCCTGACCCCACACAGAAAGCCGCCGCGCTTCTCGAGCTGGAGAAGATGAGGCAGGCCGGCGAGTTCAAACAGATGGACGCCGACCTGCAGGCCATGCAGATGCAGGCCGACGTCAACAAAGTTGAAGCCGGAAGCGCAGACCCGTTTACCAGCCGCTGGCGACCTTTCGTCGGCTGGGTATGTGGGACCGCATTGGCCTGGCACTATATCGGCAGGCCGCTCGCCGGCTGGGTGTTGCTGCTGGCGGGAAATGCCACGCCGATTCCGGCGGTGGATCTGGGGGACCTCATTGTGATTTTGCTGGGCCTTCTCGGGCTCGGAGGCCTCCGCTCGTATGACAAGCTTCACCGTACGTCCCGATAAAAAATTCTGCACTTTCTGCAAACAACTCAAGTCCCTCTCAGAATTCTACCGCCGAAGTACCGGATACCAGTCTCAGTGCAAGATCTGCCAAACCATCCGGCGAAGGCACTTCTCCAACGCACCGCACAACAAGAAAAGCCAGCGGGATCGCAAGCTCAAGTCCTTCGGACTTTCTGTTGACGCTGTCGAAGCAATCTCCACGGCCCTCGGACACCGGTGCCAGATTTGCGGCTCACGGCCCAAGAAGCTTCACGTCGATCATTGCCACGTCACGAACAAGTTCCGGGGACTCCTGTGCCGCCTGTGCAATCTTGGTCTGGGCCATTTCGGAGATGACGTGACGCGGTTAAGATGCGCTATCCTTTACCTCTTAGAATTCCAGGGGGAAAACGATGATCCATCCAGTCGAACCTGACCGCGTCCCTGCCGATCCGGTCAACCACCCACGGCATTACCAGTCGAACAGCATCGAATGCATCGACGCCATCGCTGCTGCCGTCGAGAACCTCACAGGCATGGAGGCTGTCTGCACGGCCAATGTCCTCAAGTACACTTGGCGATGGAAGCGCAAGGGCGGGGTTGAAGATCTCCGAAAGGCGCGGTGGTACCTCGACAAGTTGATCCAGTCGTTGACAGCAGGGAAACTGTAGCGGTAGACTGACCTTGCGATACCGATACAGGAGAAGACTATGCAGGACTTTCAGCACTATCCCTCACTCTTCCTCGAGGCGTGGGGGTTCATGCCGTCAGAGGCCAACGTCCGATGGTTCAAGGCCCTCGGGCCGTTGAGAAAGCGAAAGCATATCGAGGACATGCTCGACATGGTCGAGCAGCAGCAATACAGCAAGGAGAACCGTACATGAAATGGGAAATCATTGCGCGCCGCGCACTGGCCGAGGGCCGCGGATCATGGGACAAGCTCCAACGCTCGGAACAGGCCGCCATCATCGCGGACTGGACAGAGCGTGAAGGCCGGATGGAGATGCTCGACATGTCCCCGGTCGACATCATCACGCTGGTCGCGGACCTCTACAATCCGGACCTGAACATGGACAAGAAATCGGGGCTCATGGAGCTTGCCAAGGCAGTGTGCGCCGCGTTCTCTGTCAACGCACGACGTTCCGCCGAGAGCCTATGGAAGCGCGAGGAGGTACGTCATGGAGTTTGAAACTACCCTCCGCGGTGAACCTGTGGTGGTCGTCATCACGGAGTACCAGCCAGCACAGCGCGGCAATTCGTCCGGACACCCGGACACGTGGTACCCAGAGGAGGATAGCTACATTGACTTCGAGGTCTTCTCCGAAGCCGGAGAACTCATCCTGCTCACCAAGGAAGAGTGCGAAGAGATCGAACTGGAAGCGTACGACTTCCTGGAGGAGAGGTGGTCATGAACACGATTGAATCCATCGTTGAATGGTTCCGGCGCGCTGTGCCGGAACCCACAAAAGAAAACCTGTCGGTGCAGGTGGGATGTCATTTGGAAGAAGTGGCGGAGTTTACTACGGAAATAGGCAAGAACTGGGTGTCTCATTATCTCGAAGACATCGCGCATGAATTCAAAACCGAAAAGCCGGAAGTATGGGCAGACCCTATCCCGACGTTGGACGCACTGTGCGACCAGATTGTCACGGCACTTGGTGTGGCATACATGGCTGGATGGGACATTCTTGGCGCGCTGGCTGAGGTAGACCGATCGAACTGGTCGAAGTTTGTGGACGGCAAGCCTGTGTTTGATGCGCATGGGAAGATTGCCAAAGGACCACGGTTCACGGCCCCGGACCTGAAGGAGTTTGTATGAGCGACATGATTGAGAAGATTGCGGATTGTTTGCTGCAAGATCACATTGACCTGATGGCCCAGAACAAGTTGCTCAGGGAATCTTTGAAAGAGTTGCTGGACGAGCATCATCCGGAAGAATTCTGGACCGATGAGCACATCGAATTTGAAATGGAGCAGGGGAACATGATGGCTCCGGTGGTAAAGCGCGCCTATGCCGCCTTACGTGAGGGGGATAAATAACATGCACGTAAGGCTAATTTCAGTTCAGGACGCGGTGTCTGTGATGACCCCGGAGCAGCTTGTGACGTTTTGCGCTAGGGTCAGCAATCCGGAGAACCAGTGGAATCATGAGACTTCAGAAAGACTGCTGCGGTATTTGATTGATCACAAGCATTGGTCGCCGCTTGAAATGGTGAATGTGTGCATGGAAATCAAAACCACGCGAGACATTGCCAGACAGATGCTGCGGCACCGGAGCTTTGCTTTTCAAGAATTCTCGCAGCGGTATGCCGACCCGCTTAAGCTCGGTCATGTGTTCCGTGAGGCAAGACTACAGGACTTGAAGAACCGGCAGAACAGCATCGAGGGCGTCGGCCCCGAACTACAGCAACGCTGGGATGCGTGCCAACGGGAAGTGCTTCGCGCTGCGATTGAAGGATACAAATGGGCGAGGGAGAACGGCATTGCACGCGAGGTCGCGCGGGCCGTCCTTCCGGAAGGCCTGATGGAAAGTGTTTTGTATATGAATGGAAGTGTGCGTTCGTGGCTGCATTATCTGGAGGTTCGCACCGACCCTTCCACCCAGAAGGAACACCGGCAGGTGGCGCTGGAGTGCGCGAAAGTGCTGAATGAGTTGATGCCGAGTCTGGGAGAAGCTTTCCGTGGAGGTTCTGTAAGAGGATGAGATACTATTAGAGGCTCCATTGAAGGAGGAGAGAATGAGACCTGAGGAAATCAATCGTAATATCAACCTGGCTTTCAAAAGGTTCAAAAGGCATAGAGACCTGTATCACTTTGAGAAGTGCAAGCGTCACCTTAAAAAGCGGCTGGAGTGGTTTGAGTCCCGAGGTGAAGTTGCCTCTGAGATTTATCAGGAAGGAGATGCGGTGGGTCATGTCGAATACATTTCGGACCGCTGGAACTGCGCGGATAGGGTGAGGTTTTTGTTGAGAGTAGTAGAGGAGGGAAGATGAACAAACTATCCCCACGAGATGAACTCACTCTATGGGTTGGCGCGACACAGTACCACTTGGGGCGCATGACCTACGCTGTGGCTAACTTCTGCAGTCTTTTGAATGATTCGTGGAATGAACTAAGCGAAAACACCAAGGCAATCATCCAGCGCGACATTGAAGAGGAGTTTCAGCGGGACGATGAGTCTCGCGCGCGTGGAGATTCTTTTCATCCACTCGGGCATGACTGTGACCGCAAGTCTTGGGAGCAGGTGAGAAAGTTATGGAGGGGGGAATGATTAACCCAGGTCTGTTTACCAGTGCCACGCCAGAGTGGGCCACGCCGCAGGATCTGTTTGACCGGTTGGACGCTGTCCATCACTTCACGTTGGACGTGTGTGCAACGCATGAGAACGCGAAATGCCAGCGGTACTTCACCCGCGAGCAGGACGGACTGGCGCAGGACTGGGATGGGCGGGTGTGGATGAATCCGCCGTATGGCAGGGAGATTGGGTTATGGGTCGACAAGGCGCTTCGCGCTTCACGGACCACGGCTCGTTTTGTCGTCTGCCTGCTTCCCGCCAGAACAGACACCAGATGGTTTCACGAATTGTGCTTGCCCTACGGTCGAGTAGAATTCCTTCGCGGACGCCTCAAGTTCGGCGGTTCAAAGAATTCCGCCCCGTTTCCGAGCATGCTCGTAACCTTTTTAGGAGATACCCCATGAGACTCACTGCAACCCTGCTTCTCTGCTTTTGCATGACCGCTGATGCACAGTCAGACCGTGACGTGCAGATTCTTTTCAAACAGTACTACCAGCCTCTGCTGGCCTCGGTGACCTTCTGCACGCCCGCCAAGAATCCCACTCCCGCGGCTATGGAGAAATGCGTGGCCATGGCCAAGGATTGGAAGCACCGCTTCCCCAGCGCCAAGGAGGCTGACGCCGAGGCCATGGAAAGCGCGACGCTGCACGCGAACCTCCTTCGCAAGCGCTGGAAGATCGTCGACGACGCCGCCACGGACCCGTGGACAAGCTGGCGCTGCCTGCCCCCCACCTGCAACGTGGGCACCAACGAGGAAACCATCGCCAAAAGCTCAGTCCGATCTTATGTGGTCGACGAAGCCGGGGAGGTTTACGATCACCGGATGCGATACTTCATCCGCCCGGACTGGGCCAAGGCTCTCGGCAAAATCAACACGCGCAATGCCGTGACGCTGTGGAACAAGAAGGCCCAGGCGATTAACGCCGCACTGAAGCAATGACGACTTTCATGGCCATCTGCAGCACCCTCGGAATCGACCCGACAGCGGTTGACGACGAGGGTGTCGCGGGCCTCGTGCGGTACGGCCACGACGGCGGCAGACAGACAGGGGCAGCGGTGTACATGTGCACCGCGTCCGGGGACCTCTTTTGTATGTCGAAGAGGAGTCCTGAGGTTGTCGAGAACCACGGGCCGTGGACCACGTATCACGATCAACGGTTTTTCATTAACAAGACGGGGAGGCTGTGGAGATGTTCAAAAAGTTGACAGAGACTGACGGAGAGGCGGTGCTGGTCATCGACGGGATGCACGAAGCACTGATCGGAGAATGCACGACCTGGGACCATGGATCGAGGGTGACGAGGCTGATTTACGACGCCGCGATCATCATCAACGTGCTCATGGAGAGAGACAAGATGTCCTACTACGACGCCAAGGATTACATCGCGTTCAACATCGAGGACGCCTTCATGGGCCCTACAACGCCGATCATTATGTGGCCGTGCGAGATGCTGGAAGTGGACCTCTCAGGCGATGACTCCGGAACGGCACACTGACAGGAGGTGGAGGGCATGAAGA